TCTGCTGATCCCCGATGGTCTCACCCCGTCTGCAATGTCCCGGCAGCTCGACAAGATCGAGAAGCGCTTAGTGGCATCGGAGGATCGCCCGGCGGGCGGTGTCCGCAGCACGCCACCAAAGCGCAAAGAGGACCACATCCCCGCGCAGTACAGAGACCAGTGCGACCGGGAGGCGAAGCGGTACGGCTTGCCCCCAAAACGGTACTGGGCTGTGCGCTTGAAACCCCGGCTGATCAAGCAGGGCAAGCTGAAAGGCTGACCCTTGGATCTACCGGGCACCCGATAACCCCTGCAAGGAGGGCATACGATGTCCTTTGAGTACATGTACGGACCCCGGAAGATCATCGAACTTCCGCTGGACTCCACCTCTGCCGACATCACCGTGGGCCTGATGCTGACCGCCGCCGGAGCGACTGACGGCTACTTCAAGGAAGTGGACGGATCTGGTGAAGCTGTGACCGGCGTTGCCGTCTCCAAGGTGTCCAGCCCGGCCACTGACGGCGCGGCTACCGTCAAGGTGGACGTGAGCCCTGCCAGCGTGTACCGCGTCTCGCCTGACGCCGGAAACATCGCTGTCACCGACGCAATGAACACCGCCGACGTTGGCGCAGACGGTCTGACCGTCAACATCGACGCCAGCGCCACCGATGACATCCAGATCCTCTCTGTCGATGTCGATGCAAACACGATGGCAGTTAGCATCGTTCCCACCTTCTCCGGAGTGGCATAATCAATGGCTGTTGACGTTTCTCAGGTTGTCGCCCTCGTTGAGAACGATGGGTATGAAGCCATGTTTGAGCAGTACGACGCAATGCCCGCGATGTACCAGAACATGGGTCGGATCATCAACCCCACCGACGCCGGGATCTCTCTGTACGGAGATCGCGGGACCGTTTTCATGGGTCACCAGCGGTTCGATGAGCGCGCGGACCTCCAGGAGATCAACGACTCCACCACTGACGTTGCCTACAACTGGCAGGCATCGATCGGTCAGTACAGCCGGGGCATGGTCCTCCCCTCCCGCCTCCTGCGCTCCAATGGCGCGGCATCTGCCGTCAAGGCCCGGATCATCGAGTTTGCACGCGACCGTGCAGAGATCGCCATGCTCCAGAAAGATGATCACGTTGCCGCGATGTTCCAGAAGGGCACGCTAACGGCTGGATCGGTGGAGTCGTTTGACAACACCTACCCCGGCAACCCTGATCCGAACCGTGGGTTCATCTACGACGGTTTGCCCTGGTTCGACACCGCGCACACCATCGCGGGCGGAGCTGGCACGTACAGCAACCACGCCGCCAGCGCCCCGCTGACACAGGCAAACCTCCAGGCTGCACTGATCGCCATGCGCTCCACCAATGCCGTCAATGATCGCGGGGAGCGGATCATGATCCGCCCTGACACGATCGTGGTCCCGGCGGGCCTGGAGTACACCGCGCGCACCATCCTGAACTCCACTCAGGTGACCGGCAGCAACAACAACGATGTGAACCCGATCGCGGGATCGCTCGATATCGTGGTGTGGAATGCCCTTTCTGACGCCGCCTCTGCGTCGGCGTGGTGGCTTGTCCAGCGTGGGCGCGGCCTGCGTATCTACGACTCCGGCGCGCCCCGTCTGTGGGTGACCACCCTCGACAATGGCGACATCAAGGTGAACAGTGAGTACCTGTTTGGTGCTGCTGTCGATCAGTGGCGATACCACTACTGCGCCAACAAGGCCGCATCCTGATTCGGAGCTGATCTGTGGCGTTCACTTACGACATTACGACTGCACGGGGGCGTATCCGCTTCAATCTGGGGGATACCGACCCGGCGGCGTACTGGTTTGAGGACGCAGAGATCGATCAGATGTACCAAGACGAGGGGGGCGTGGACAGCGGCACAGCGGCATGTCTGCGCGCCCTCCTCGCAAGTAAGGGTCTGCGTATGAAGAAATTCGGCGTGCAAGGCCTTGCCTACGATGACACTGCACAGCTCGACGCGCTGCGGGATCTATTGGCGCTGTACGGTGGAGACCTGCCGACGCTGGCGACTCCATCCACCGCACTTCTGCCGATGGACTCCGGCTTTGTCGAGCCGGTGCTGGGATGAATTACCACGGCGCGGGCATCCTCGACGCGGTGGCACTTGCCGCCGTCAAGCGGGACATTCTGGGGATCACCACAGACGCCCGCGTGGCTGCGTCTGTCACCATCTCCACCCCGACGTCTGCGCCGGTCATGGACTACGCCACCGGGACCGCCACGCCCACGGTGGACGATGACACCGTGACCGCCCTCCTGGGACCGCTCGACGCGCAGGAAGTCCGCGACGATGAAGGCCAGCGCGTCCTGATTCGCCGCGTGGCATACGTTGACGCTACCCTGTTGAGCACCCCGCCGACGACAGACACCACGCTGACGCTTGGATCAGATCGGTACGGCGTGACGCTGGTCGTGCAGGACATGATCACCGGACACTATGAGCTGTCCCTGGAGCGGTCTGTTTAATGCCGACCGATCCCACGATGCGCGTCGAGTATGTGGAGATGCGCCTGATGGCATTCCTCCAGACGCTCACCCTGACCGGGACACCCGCGATCCGTCATACGGAGGAGGCGCGGATCGGCAACCTGCCGACATCCCCGTGGGGCCGGGTGACCTTTCGACCACAGCCCCCGACCTATGGCGGGCGCATCGACGCCACCCTCGACGCGCGCATGATGTCGATCCGGATGACGGTGGACCTATTCTGGCCGAATGGCGACGACGGCGCACCGATTGACCTATACGCCCCGCAGCGCGCCGCGAGTGAGCTCGACGCCGCCCTCGACGGTCGGGCGCTGACGTTCCTGGACTACGCCGCCCCGTCCTCCCCCGTGCCCGTCGAGGGGTATTACCTGCGCGTGATCCAGCCCGTCGAGGTGGAGAAGCGCGGAGCCACAGAGCAGTATCGACGGTGGCGCGTCACGACGCTGATCCAGTGGATCGGCAGGGTGGAGCGTAACCAATGAAATTTAAGCAGCGTTTCGACAATATCCCGCGTATTCCCCGATCCAAGATTGTCCCGGCGATCACTGACACGACGCGCCGGGCGTCGGCAGACATCAAGGACGATCTTCAGATGATCACGCCGGTAGACACCGGGCTGATGCGTCGATCATGGGAACGCCGGGTGACGAACAGCACGCGGGGCGTCACGCTGACACTTCAGAATACCGCGTCCTATGCCGGTCACGTCCATTACAAGGGCAGACCACACAGCCGCGTCATGGCGGCGGCGGCGCGGCTATTTGACCAGCGCGCCGCAGAGCTGGCAGACACCGTAAATGATCGCCTCACACTACTGATCAAGGAGTCCTAAAATGGCTACTTTCTCTGACCCCTCCACCATGCCCAAAGTCGTCAAGGACGGCTCCGTTCAGCTCAAGGACAGCGGCGGCACCAACGACTTTACCGTGGACTACGAGGACGGTGACATCGGTTTTGCCATCGGGCCGGGCGACATCGACGAGACGATCGTGGTGTATGACCGCAGCACGATCGCCGCCTCTCGGAAGGGTAAGCAGCAGCCGATCGAGGTCTCATTCACCGTCAAGCTCAAGACGTTCACCAACTCCAAAACCTCCGCCACAAACCCGGCGTCACTCCTCGACGTGATCAGCGGGACCGGCGGCGCGTCGGCGTGGACGAAGGTCAGCGCGAGCCACGAACAGCACAATCTTGATCTGACCTTCGCCGTCGAGGGATCGGACTGGGGGGACGGAGCGGACTCCACGATCACGTTCACCCGCTGCATTTTCAAGTACGACCTGAAAGAAGGCGATCCCACCAAGGTCACGATCAGCGCGATGTGTCTGGGATCGTACACCGTCACCGGCCCGGCGTAGCCCATGCAGATCAAGCACCTGGACATCCCCGGCGTGGGTTCTGTGCCCGTCAACCTCCCGCAGAGCTACGCCGCCCGGCTGGATCTGCTGTCTGCATGGAACGCGGACGACGCAGACCGTGGGCGGCTGATGTGGGCACTGATCGGTACCTGTTGGGCTGGCAAGCGCCTCCCCGCGTACCGCCCCCGGCGTGGGGATCGCGATCTCTACAGCTACGCTGCGGAGGTGTGCGACATGATGATCGGGAGCTGGGGGCTGTCGCCCTCGACGCCGGTTCAGGTGTGGAGCGTCGAGGATGAGGCGGTCACACTGCGCACGGCTGACGGGGCGGAGATCCCGCTCACGCTGTGGACCGTGGGCGCAGTCCTGATGCAACAGATCACCGCGTCGATCCCCCGCGCGGAGGTGGTAGAACAGGCGGCAAATTTTACCTCTCAGAGCGGGGCCGCTTAGACTTCGTTCTGACGGATGCCGCTGCCGACCCCCTCCCCCTCGACGCAGGGCGGGAGGAGGTGGAGGTGTTCCTGTCCTTGCGCATGGCGCGAAACCTCATGACGGGCGCACCCGCCGCCCGTGAGAAGTTCACCGATCGGATGAAACGCGCCGCGATCCTGCGCGCCGCTGAGCAGATGGAGGGCGCGGCCTGATGGCAGAAGAAAAGACGATCACGTATGTCTGGGAAGGTGACGCCACCGACCTGAACCGCACTGTGGCGGGGATAAACCAGCGGTTTGATCGCCTGGAGGACAAGACGCAGCGCACCGGGCGGGAGATGGACAAGACCACCCGCGCCGTCAAGCGTAGCGATCGATCCATGATCGGCCTATCGAAGTCGATTCGGACCACGACGACGGGGTTCACCGTCCTGGGAAGGGCGGGCGGTAAAGGCTCCCGAATCCTGGGCAACCTCGCATCAGGGCTGACGCGCGCCGCCGGGACGGCGGGGGCTGCCGGTGTGGCTATGGTCGGGCTGGGGGCGGGTATCGCGTTGACGATCGGCGCAGTCGGCGCAATTGCGGCGGGGCTGGCAAATCTCACGGTGAACGCCCGCGAGCTGCGGATCGAAGCGGAGGACTTCCCCGGATTTATTAATGATCAGGATATCGAACGACTGATTCAGACCGATGATGCACTGGAGGCAGCCACTCTCGCGGTGAAGGGCATGGGGGTTGCGATCGCGGTGGAGCTTGCCCCCGCGATAGAAAAGGGCGTGGTGTTCGTTACCGCCTTTTCAATGGCAGTACGGG